GTGTTCCTTCGCCGCTAAAAAACCGACCCCCTTTGGATAAATTGCAAAATTCACAGAGAGTCTGAAGATTCTCCATTAGATCACTGCCATTCAAGCGTTTTGGAACAATGTGATCAATGTGCATCTTTCCTTCAGATTGACCACATCTCTGGCAACAATAGGAATCCCTTTGCAAGACGCGTTCTCTGATTACACGCCAGCCTCGGGTTGAACCCTTCTTCCAAGAATTGCTCATCAGTAATATCGTTTCACTTTGAAGAATTCCCAAGCCTTGCAAGGTGTCTTATATCGATCCTTAATGTATCGAAGACCCCAATCAATCTGAGTATAAGCATCTAATGATCTTAGCTTTGAGTTACGCATCTGTGGAATGCCATAGTGCGAACCGTTCCGGGCTGCTGGATTCCAATTAGATTCTTTAGTCCAGAGCTGCTCTAAGCATTGATATTGCTTTGCATCAATAACTCTTGAATGTGCATACAGTTTGAAGTTATTAACATCAACTGTATTAACGCCCATTGCTGGGCTTAGGTTCATCACCGATGAACAGAGTACGCCCCAGTAGATAGTTCTCCGCGAGCTACACCGCCACAGCGGCTCTCGTCGAGAGAGTGATCGTACCGATGCTGTCAAGGATGTCAATATCATTTGGCAAAATACGTTTCTTCGGCGATTTCCACAAGAGTTATCCCCAAGTATCCACAGCCTGTGCATTCAAGTACATGGACATTCGGTGGCAATAGATCGCAGACGACACGCACTTGATGAAGTATCTCGATCTTACACATTCGGCATTTCCAGTTAACTGATTGCATAAACACTCCTAGCCAAGTCCTCGATTGGATGTAAATCGGATTGATTGATCCAGTAAGCCCCATCGCTTCTCTTACGCGCCGGGCGTTTAGCATTTTTAACGGTCGTCCATCCTGCTATCCAGTAGATCGGTGACTTTCCAGTGACCAGAATGGCAATGTCGCTGTCTCGATCACGTTCTGAAATGAGAAGATGCCCGTCTTTGTATTTTGTATATTTGATCTCCACGTTGCCACCTATATCGGCATGCAGCTTGAATCCACCCACGGTCGGTTCAAAGTTCTTAATGCCAAAGTAATGAGCAACGACCATTTCAGCGCCAATTGCTTCAGCATCCCGGGCAATGCCTTCGTGAAGATTTAGCTTCTCAACGGATCGATCAATCTTGTTAGGCGAATCAAATGCTCGCCTGAATGCAACGGAAGCGCAGACAAATTCATCATCGCGCTGTAAGCGCACCGAGATCATTTCTTCGCACAATCTAGGCAAATCCAAAGCTCTGATGCCCCTGAGCCTGTCATCCTGCCATTTAGGACTGATGCGTAATGCTCGCCCTTGTCGCACCATTCGATCGATGGGGGATTGACCTGATCTCGCAGCTCTGTCCCATCCATTTTGATGGTTGTACGTTCGCCAGTTTCAATTCTGATCATTTCAAAGTCGCCGCTCATTTGGTGTCAATCCATCGAGCTGGACATTGGAAGTCCCGATTCTTTTCTGTGCAGACAAAGCCTTTGTAGGCTTTCCCAGTCTTGGCATTGACGCCCTCTTTGTAGATCATCGCTCCGTGCTGGCAAGATGGCACGTCCAGCATTGCTGTAGGACTTGTCAGCTCTTTTCCGATGCCTTCGACAGCTGCTCCAAATGACCACGGATCACGAGCTTCAGTGATCGTCAAAGCGACGTCAGCCGTCGGTGGTACAACCGACAAACCCACCCGGCGCATTTCCTCAAAGCTAGGGCGATTGGCATTTTCGCTGAATTTGGATATGCCGCCGGTATGCAAGCTGCGTCCAATTGATGAAGTGGCACAGTTTTCCATTGGAAAGCGATTGGCATTGCTTCGAACTTCTTCAGCAAAGTCAGTTGCAAAGGGAACAAGATCATTGACATCTCGATATAAATCGGTCTGGACTATGTAGCGCGATCCATCCTGAAATATGAGCTTCGTTTCGATGCGTCCCATCGGGTAATGAATCCAGAATTTCTCAATTCTTTCGGCAACCGATTCATAATTTTCGAGTGGATTAGCCATTGTTAACTCTCCGATCTGCGCCAATTCTCATCCCAGCGCTTCGCCCTTTGAGATAGCCATCTTTTTTGCCTGTGCTATAGCCTAAGCTGTAGAAGATCGCTCCGACTGTAATCGCGTAAATCATTGCGTATCCGAACTGTATTCCGATTCCCATCTTAATTGCTCCCGATCCGGGAACTACTGAACTTCGCTCCCTGCGTAAAGAGTGAACCACATCGCTGACATCGTCAAGAATCCCGCGTATTTTTGGGCGTGTCGGTAGGTGTTTCGGGTCGCTTATCTTTTAATCCATTTGATGCCAATACTCCGCCAAGTGATCCAGTTAAAAAGATCGCCAAAGTCTTGAGCAGATCGATGAAAGCTGCATCATTTGGAGCTTGAGCCGAAACGGGTTGGGTGACGAAAATCAGCGCGTAAGTTATTCCTAGAGTCACAATAAGGAAAACAATTGAAAGAGTCATGCCAATAAATAAAATTAACCGCGCTTTAATATCCTCTGGCGATAAACGCCGTTGATATCTAGGACGGTTTTGGCTGTGGCTTAACAATGTCTCCAAGTAAGTCCTCTGTGCAGACGCCTTGCGCTTCGCACCTTGGTCGCTGACATTCATCATTTGTCCAATTCTCAAATTCTTGACACGGATAACGCGTGTATCCCTGATACCCACAGGCAGACAGCGCCAGAGAAATACCTAACGCCAGCGCTGACGCCCATAGTTTTCGAATCACTTCCCAGATAATCCGAACGCCGCATCTTTAGGATTTAACCATCGAAGAACTACTGGCGCAACAGCTGCAACGCCGCCGAGTGCTAGTGTCTTTGGATCAGTAATCCCTGCCATCCACATGCCCAAAGCCGCTGCCATGAATGATCTTGCCCATGAAGCTGCTAACCCTTTGATTTGATTCATTTGGATTTTCCAATCTTCGCAATTGCCGCGTCGAGTTTCGATTTTGGAATTGCGACTTCGAAATGCATTTCATCTTTTCGCCCCCGATAGTCCCCGCCCCATTTCAGTGAGTATTTTTTTGCCAGCGCTTGAATCATTGCGACCTTTTCAAGTGGAAACGTGCCAGCCTTGCCAAGCGGATGCTTTGCAGCATTTAGATCAATGGCTGTGCCACTTGAATGATTGCTCAAATCTGTTGTTGATCCACGCACTTCACGGTAGCAATAACCCCAATCATCGAGTGAACCTTCATCAATCGGCTCAATCAGTTCATGAAATTCAGCCGCAAAACCGACCAACAATGGCGCAACGTGTTTATTGCATGCCAATTTGATTTTTGTACCGGGAACTGGAAATGATTCAATGTCAATTTCAGACCTGACTTTGGATGCTGTCCAGCCATTTTGAGATGTAGTCATTTGAGTAATAACGCAGCTTCTTCCGCGGTGATTCCTAAACGATCCAGCACCCCTTGCTTTGCAGCAATTGTTGCTTGTTCTTTTGCCGCAAAATCTGCTTCATTCTTTACTGCCAATTTTTTACGATCTTGAATTTCCTTGTCAGTCAATTCGATGACATTTGATTCACCAGTAATTGCATTTAATTCAATGTGATTTTCTTTTGTCATTATTTAGCCAATCCATAGATAGATACATTGCCGGTCATTGTGCTAGTTGATTGATAGAAACTGATTCCTGTGTATGAAGTAGCATTTGTATTGACTCCAACCAAATTAGCCATTGAAATTGTGCTATCAGGGTCAATTCCAGGAGACACGAAAGAAGTTGAACTAGCTTCAAATGGGCTGTTTATGTTCATCACAAAAAATGTGCGACCGCTTGTTCTTGTTGCTTGAAGTGACCATAGCGCCGCGGCTGTTGTACGGCTGCCTGAAATAGTAGTCGATTTAGCTTCTAAAAGTTGCTGATTGTAATTTGTAGTGGCATCCGATCCAGAGACGCGCAATCTGCAAGAAATGGCTTCCGCGGCTGTTCCCGTCACTTCCATAATAATCAAATAATTTCGATAAGTTGTGCTAAAGCAATCATTAACGTTAAGCGTTGCCGTCGCACTTAGTGCTTGTGATGTAATAAGAGTCATTGCACCAGTTGATGGCGTAGCCCATTCTGGTGCGGTTGCCCCTGAATTAACACGCAAAACCTGATTAGCTGTGCCAATTCCCAATCGAGTGACCGCACCTGATCCAGTTGCGTAGATAACGTCTCCAGCGGTTGTGACCGTTGATTTTGGTACTGCCGCAGCTGCAAGATCGTAAGCCGATTTAACAGCTGTAGGTGTTGCAGCTAAAATCGAAGAAGTCGTTGATGTTGAGTCTGAAAGTTGAACCGCGCCTTTTTGAGTGGTTAAAGCGTCTTGAATTCCAACTGTAATTGCCCCTGATGTGCCACCGCCTGTTAAGGGTGATGATGCTGTCACGCCAGTAATGTCACCTTGATCATTTGCGATCCAAGTGAAATCCATGTCGGTGTTGGATGCCTTGGACAAGATTTGCCCGGTTGTACCACCCAAAAGATCAGCCATCGATGAAGCAACAGCTTGACCGAATACCTCGAAATCAGCTGGTAAGTCA